TGTAACTGCGTTGATCTTTGGAACTACAGCAGCAGGCGCGTATTGCGATTATGGCATGTACGTCCTAAACGCGAGCCCGAACATGACCGCGGGTATCCTGATTGACGACAGTGGCGCTGGCTCGATCGTGACGGGTATCTCTGTCGCAGCGACCTGCACCACTGCTGCATTGCAGATTGGTATTGGCGGGACTGCTGCAGGCGACGTGTACTTCTACAGTGGAGAAGCCGCAGACAACTACTTCCGCTACAATTCGAGTACCGGCAAGTTCGTCTTCGGTGGAGTGACAGACTGGGGAACGGGCGCAACGGGTGTTCTGATCGACGGTGCTGGATACGACTGGGTCTCCCAGACGATCGGGCACATCGATGCCAACCTGAACAACACGGCTGCTGCAGCTGCGTACTACGCGCTGACAGTGGGTGCGAGTCAGACTGGCAGTAACTCCTGTTTCGGTACATGGACGGAACTCTACATCTCGAACTCGGTTGACCTAACGGGTGCGGACAACTTCGCGGCTGTGTGGGGCCAAGTTGAGGCCGGAACAGGGGTCACATTCTCTGACACCGGATGCTTCACGGCTGGCCTGTACTCCAACGTGATCGCTGGAGCGACCCTGACGGTTGCTTCGGGTCATTCACTGAATGGTGTCCGAGCGCAGATCGAAGTGGCCGCAATTACGAACAGCGGTAAATCCGCAGCATTCGAGTGCTTGAAGAATGGTGGCGTGGACTGGGACTACGGTATCTATCTCGCTGATGTGACGACTGGTATCTACGCTGAAGGCAAGATGGTGTTCGGTGGAGTAACCGACTGGGGCACTGGCGCGACTGGTACAGTCATCGACGGAACGGGTTACGACTGGGTATCACAGACAGTCGGGCGCGTGAACGCTAACCTCAACAGTTGCGCTGCAGCGGCCGCGTATTATGCACTGAGCGTCACCGCGAGCCAAACCAGCAGCAACTCGTGCTTTGGTAACTGGATCGAGTTGTACGTGTCGAACTCAGTCGACCTGACGGGGGCGGATAACTTCGCGGCCGTTTGGGGTCAATTCGAAGCAGGGACAGGTGTTACGCTTTCGGATACTGGTTGTTTCACTGCTGGCTTGTATGCCAACGTGAAGGCTGGCGCGACGATGACGGTTGCTGCTGGGCATGCGGTTAATGGTGTCCGAGCTCAGTTTGAAGTCGCTGCGATTACGAACGGCGGTAGGACAGCAGCGTTCGAGTGTCTGAAGGGCAGCGGCGTGAACTGGGAATATGGTCTTTACATTGCCGATACTGATATTGCTATTCAGACTGGTGTGTCTGGAACTAGCGCCGGAGATGTCTTTTTCTATGGCGATCTGACATCCAGTTATGTCCAATGGGATGCTAGTGAAGACCGGCTGATTGTTCAGAATACCTTCGCGGCCGATGGCGACGTAAGTAGCTATGAATACGGGCAGTACAATGGGATGGCTTTCAACACAGCCATTACTACTGGCAAGATCGTATCTGGCATGAAGGTGGCCATGGAAGGAACGGCTGATTACGATTCTGGGGCTCTTGTCTTCCCACTGTGGATTGACATCCAGAACACGGGTACTAACAATGCCGCCGCCTTCTACATGGCGCGATTCTCGGTGCAGTCAGGTGCTTGTCTACCGAACGCATATATCCAATTCCAAACGGCCAGTCCTGGCGTGGAATGGTTGTTCGCGGTAGACGGCAACGTCGCACCATACACCGCTGGTGGAACGGATTGTACGGCTTCAGGAGCCACGGATCCCAAGGGTACACTAGCAGTTAGGGTTCCAGACGGGAGTACGGCGTACATCAGAGTTTGGGCGGCAAAATAACAACTGACGGGCGGGGACTTCGGTCCCTGCCCACTACTAAATAGAGGGGAGAAAGGGCGGGCACGGAGGAAATGATGGATCTCAATCAACGCACACGAGAAGCCGTGGTGTCCTATGCAGGAGCTACCAGAATCGTGATGCCCGCAGGCGCGAAGTTGCGCTTTCAGAATACAGATGGTGAAGGAAACTTTCTCGATGAGACGGTTCCTGAAGGCACAGAGTGGTCCGTAAGGATCGACGTACACGTAGTCGAAACAACCGCGGCATAGGGCCGCACAAAGAGAGCAACAAAGGAGCAAAGCATGACGATGAAAGTGACGTTGACGGAAGCACAGATGATCCAGGCAGCAGCGGCCAAGTTTGTAGGGATTGACCTGCCGGTCAGAACCTCGTATGTGTTGGCACGAACTGTCCTTGAGATCACTACGGAATTGAAAGCATTCCAGGAACAGCGAACGAAACTGGCAGTGAAGTATTGCGAGCTTGACGAAAAAGGGAATCCTAAAAGCGAGCCTGTCGAAGGAATGCCAGGGTCGAGCAAGTTGGTATTCAAGGAGCCCAAGGATGAAGAGGCATTCATCAAGCAAGTATCAGAGCTTGGTGAGGAACCGATCGAACTGAAGCTCCGCGAACCGTTGAAGCTCTCAGCGTTCCAGAATCCGAACTCGGAAGACGAGACAGTGATTCCATGGGATCTTCTGGCTGGCTTGATGCCAATCTTGGAAGACATCGAGGAATAGGAGAACAAGATGAAACGAATATGTCCGGCCTGCGGAATGGTTCAAACACAATCAACGTGCATCAGATGCAAAACGGCGACCGTAACCAAAGGCCGGCATGTCGTTCACAAGGATAGCAGGGGGAGTTCTCACCCGAAGGAGGGGCGTAGCAATGGATAGGAAGGCGTTGACAGTAACCGAGATCGCAGTGAAAGGGGAGAACGGTCACGTTGTTCTCGATCGTGGCGCGATTAGGGATCTGTTGAAAGAAGGGAACGTCGCAGGCATGTTCAAGTATGCGTTGCACGAACGTTCCTTGCCTGCGTCGGTTGGAGAACCGGAGAGGGTGTTTAACGTTGGGGCCCAAGGCGGAGTCCTTCTTGATACGCGACCGAAAGCGGAGTCGGTGATCTCGTCTTCCTCTCCAGATCGTGATGGTGACATCATGCGGCAAGATGGCTTGATCATCACGGCGAACTACGAACGGAACTCGACTGTGTTTGGTCTGCACTCGCACGACATTGCGGTTGGCTTTACCGAATTGATCAAGCAATACAAAGAGTTGACGTGGGCGCGATGGCAATGGACTGTCGAGAATGAATATACAGAAGGTCAGAAGTATTACAAGATGTGGGAAGGCCACATTATGAATTGCACTTCTGTCGGATTCCTGATCGAGGATTGGGAGCCGGTCGAGAGTGACAACTTCTGGGGAGGCTGGGACATCAAGCAGTGGGAACTGCTCGAGCACAGCCCCGTGTCCTTGCCATCGAACAGGGAAGCGATGCGCACGGATGGGTTGAAGGCTATGTTCCGCGCCTACGCAGAGGAAGTGTACAAAGGCCCATCGCCCATCTTGAGGCAGATGTTTGAAGCGTTCGAACACAAAGGAGCTCCATTGACGGTGCCTGTCAACTTCCATCTCAAAGGAGAGAAGGAACTACGAGAGGCGATCCGCGACGGCGTTTCTGAGGCGTTAAAGAGTGGCGGGGAAGCAGCGGTGGAGATGACATGTTCCGCGAAGGTGGGGGGAGATTCCCAGGGCGTGTGTGCAAAAACGCTGAAGACCTTTGAGGATATTCGTTTGGCGGCGGCGGCGGGCGGTATTCCAGTCGACGAAGCCTTTGAACTGACAGGTGAGTTGATTGATGGATACAAGGCTGCCATTGCGGAGAAAGACGCCGCGCTGGCGACGGCAGAGGGAACAATCCAAGGACTACAGAACGAGCTACTTGCGCTCAGTGCTGGGGTCGTGGAGAAATTCGGATAAGAGGTGAGAAACATGGCACTAGATCTGAGCCAGATGACCCCAGAAGAGAGGAATATGATCCTTCAGGGAGCAAAGCTCCTACTTGCTGGGGAAGGCAAGGAAACAAAGCCAGAGATTCCTGCCGATGTGCAGAAATTTCTGGACGACAATCAATATACGGTCGAACTGAAGAAGCCCTCAGTTCCTGGAGCAGTAGACACGGCCACGGCGGTACGATCTCCTGCGGAGACGCAGTTGGGTGGCATCGGACCACAGATGACGGCTCCGACAATCATTCACGAGTCGACGAAGCGCGAGCTGAAGGATTTCATGATCGTGCATGCAATCGGGATCCTTACCAAGGGGCGCGATTACGAATTCCTCTTGGATGCGGGGCTCGAGATGGAGGTTCTGAAATCGCAGAAATCGTTCGGTCGTGAGCCGAAAGATGGAGTGACGAAGGAACTCATGGAGAAGCGCATAGCTCAACTGAAAGACCTCAACTTGGGGGCTGAAGTGGCCGGCGGATTCTTCATTCCTACCGAAGCGAATACCGAGTGGATCAAGAAACTACGCGGACAGGAAATCTGGATGAACATGGGTGTCGACTATCTGCCCAACTCTCCGAAGTACCAGTCCTGGCCGAAAGAAGGAAACGACCCGATCATCTACTGGCCGGGAGACACCCCGACAACCGCCATTACAGCGTCTGACATGCAGTACGGCGAATTGACGCTAACCCTGCATCAGATGGCTTGTCTTGTTCAGATTCGTCTGAACCTAATCAAGCACGCACTGATGAACGTCGAGGAACGTGCGCGAAACCAGATCATCAGCGCAATGGCTATCGAGCAGACGAAGATGGGATTGCGCGGAAATGGGGGCAAGCAGCCTCTTGGCTTGTTCAACCTTCCTTCAATGGTTCCGTACACGACCGACATCAACGCTGTGCCGACGTTTGACAACCTGCTCGACTGCATGAGCGCCATTCGGCAGCGAGACGGTATTGTCGATCAGGCACAGAGCGCGTGGGTTATGTCGGAGTCGATCCTCAACGTCCTCAAGAAATCGAAGACGGGAACGGCTGAGTACAACTACATCATGGACCTCACTGACATGCCTCCGAATCGTATTCTCGGCTTGCCGGTGTACACGTCGTCCCAGATCCGAACGGACCTTGGCGGCACCACGGATGAATCCCGAGCCATGCTCGTTGGAAACAAGAAGACGATCATGCTCGCAGACGGCGGACAGACCGAGATCACGATTCTCAAGGAACTCTATGCCCTCACCTTCCAAATCGGTGTGTTGGCATCGAAAGAGATCGACTTCGGCGTTCAGAACGAACAAGAACTGCAGTTCCTTACGAGTCTTCGGACTTCGTAGAAGGAGGAGGTGAAGCATTATGGGTGTAGACATGACGCGCGACTTCAATAGCAAGTTTGTCGCGATTCCAATCCTGGCGACAGCCGTACGAGCAGGTGCCGCATCGGAGAGCAACACGACAGCGAAGCTAACGTGGGGGTGCCGGGCTGGTGCTTTCTTGGTTGAGGTCGGGAACATTGAAGCAAGCGGGATTATCTACTTGACGTTCCAGCATTCTCCGGACAACTCAAACTGGACAGATCTTGTCCCGATTGGGTACTCGTCCGCGGATATCCAGATCACTGACGCCGCCGGACTCGGAGAAGACAACATTGTCGCCTTCGCCGTCGACGAATTGTTTGCGGGCGGATACATTCGCGCACAGCACTACAACACAAACGGGGATACGCTGACAGGCTACGGGATCAACTTCATTGGCACCTCTGGCACAGCGCAGCCAATTTTCAAGCGCTGGGCGTTTGGTGAAACCTACGCAGTTGACGACGTCGTTCAGAACGACAGCTACTACTTCAAGTGCATCCTGGCATTCGGCCGAGCATTGGCCGAGGCTGAGGTGACGGCCGGCACATCGGTATCCGAGCCTGGAGTTGGGGCATCGACGGCAACGTACTGGGAAATCTACAAGGGCGCAGCTCTCTAGGAGGATGGCATGGGATGGCCTACTGCGAGTGAAATTGGGATTATGACTCGGATTACGTTGACGGAAGACCCTGCGGGTGTCTGGAAGACATCCTACGGGTACAACGTCTCCGAGATGCTTGTGCAGGTAATCGCAGACATTGCCGCCTACTGTCGTCGACCTTTTGGCTTCGACCAGCAGACATTGACTCAGACATACGATGGGGGGAGCTACATGCTGATGGTGAGCAACCCCCCCATCATTTCTGTTACCTCTGTAACCGAGAATGAGACGGAAGAGGTATTGGACCCCGATGACGACGAGTATTGGGTTTACGACCGCTATGTGAGGCTCCCAAGGCCCACTGACGCCGTAAGGATACAGATTAAGGACCGAACGCCGCAGTTGTACACGGTGGTCTACGTTGGAGGATATGACGACGATGCAACGCCCCTGCCGGCGGACGTGAAAGAAGTCTGTGCGGAGATCGCAAGCCGCACTCTTCTTCGTGTCGACCAGCAGTACAGGGTGTACCAGAACGTGGATCAGTTCCAAGACGGTGAAGCCAGGTCAGTCTTCCCGAACAAAGAGACGGCGTTTGCCGATCAGTACGCGAAGCTGGCGCGAAACGGAAGAGTAATGACGGTGACTAGATAATGGTTGGCGG